TTGGTCGCGCCCAGGACCACCACATCGGCGATCCAGCTGGCATCGTTGGCCCATACCTCGATGCGGTCCCGCAGGCGCAGCCACTTGGCAAAGTGGGCCCAGTATTCGGGCCGGAGCAGGTCGGTGGGCTCGGTGTTCTCGAATGCGGTCGCCATGTAATAGGCGCGTACGAAGTCGCCGGATTTGATCCTCGCTTCCTCGATCGGCTGCACCTTGCGCTCGGCCTGTGGGGTGTTCTCTGTGGCGCCCTCGGTGGGGATATCGGTTTTGGCCTGGGTGGCCAGCACGGCGGCTGCTACGGCAGCACTTTTGTTCGGGGTCTTGACTTGGGTTTCTGCGGCGGTGTTGCTCATCGTCCCTTCTCCTCGGGTGGTTAAACGGAAACCCCGGGGTTTCCCCCGGGGCTGTTGCTGGTGGTGCCTGTTCTTACAGCGATGTCGCCCGGGTGGACGTCATCAGACCACCGGTGGTCAGTGCTGCGGCCCCGGCAGTGGTCAGCGCGCCAAGTGTCCCGACGAACACGACTTGGCTCGAACCCGATGTGGCCGCGTCGAATTGGGTGCCGAGCACGATGTCGCCGAAGCGCATCCCCAGGGCCTGGGCATCGCTGAAAAAGCCGGCGGCGGTCAGGTCCGTGGTGAGGTTGCTGGAGCTGTACAGCCAGACGTTGCGCTTGTTGGCTGACAGCAGTTGGGTGGAGGTGGACCCGCGGGTCAGCGGCTGGCTGATGGCCTGGGGAGGATTCGGGGTGGATGCAGTGGTTCCAGAGTACGACATGGCATTTCCTTTCAGTTTGTCCGGAGGGTGGGGGCGCCGTGCTGGCCGCCCTCGCCGAGCAGACTAGGCTTTACGCGTATGCGCTGCCATCGGTTGTCATCACCACCACGCCGCTGTTTTGCAGCAGCTTGGCACCCATGTACATCGTGGCGCGCGCCCACGAGTAGTCCTGCTCCTCGTTGTAGCCCACCGGGGTCTGCAGGCCACCTACATCGGCGGCGTGACCGATTGCGGTCTGGTGGTACATGAAGTTCTTCTCGCTGGTCGTTCCCTTGCCCGGCAGGTTAGGGTGGGAAACGATGAGGGCGTTCTTCCAGCGGTAGGCCATGGGCTTGTCGCGCCAGTTGGCCTCCTGCCCCGCGTAGGGCCGCATGTCGACATACTGGGCGTTGGTGAACTCCGGGGCCTGCTCGAGGTAGGCCAGGGTGGCCGGGCAGCACAGGAAGGTGATGCGGCTGTCCCAGGGCACGGATGCGTTTTGCAGCTTGACCGTGGCGTTCTGGAACACGCTGACCGTCATGATCGTGCTGGTGCTGCCGATCGTGACCGTGCCGGTGTTCAGCTCGGTGATGATCTGCTGGTCGATCTTGCGGTTGATCACGCCCATGCTGGTCATCTGCATGATGGCGCGCTGGTTGCCCTGGCTGGCGAACACGTTGAAACCGGTCTTGCGGACCAGGTCGTGCCACTCAGACAGCACGCAGCTGTTCTGGGTGAGGTTGTCGGCACGCGCCGGGATCAGGCCGTTCACGCCGCGGGTGGTTGCCTCGGCGTTGCCGGAGTCGGCCACCAGGAACACGCAGGTGTTGCCCTTGATTTCCGCCTCGGTAGTGACGGTATCTCGGAGCAGGGACACATGCTGTTCAAAACCGGCGATGAATTCCTGCCGGTACTGGGTCTGGAATGCTGTGTCGGCTGCGCTCACGCTGCCTGCGAGCAGGAACAGCTTGATGGGCTCGAGGAAGGCGCGTACCCAGGCCAGGTCCATGAATCGCTGGGAGTAGCCCTCGATGCGCTTGGCGATGTGTGCGGGCACCCCGTTGGGATTGAACAGTGCATGGCCGAATCCCACGGCCAGTGTGGCGACCACCAGCAGGCAGGCTGCGATGGTAGAGAGTGGTTTCTTCACGGTAGGTCTCCTGTGAAACGATTGGGTTTTAACCGTCGCACGGGGTGACCGTCTGTGCCGATCGCTGCCGGGGTGTCCACCGTTGCGGTGGGGCCGGCGCTTCTCAGGCCTCCGGGGCCGAGCTACCTGGTGGTTTAGGTGCTCCCGATGGGGTCCATTGCTGGAGGTGACCATCAGTGGTGCGAGTTTTACACCGCCCCGGGAGGTTTTACAAGCCCCTCCTATTTTTTGGAGGACCGTTCCTTCGCGTCCAGCAGGGCCCGGTAGCGTTCCTGGACCTTCACGTCGTCCCAGTATTTCTTGCCCTCCGGGCTGGTCCTGGGCGCCTTCATCCAGGTTTCGATCTGCTTGATCTCGTCCTCGATCGCGCCGACGATGTTGCCCCCGGCGTTGGGGATTATGGCCGTCACCGGGTTGATCTCGCCGGCCAGCTGGCGCAGCCACATCATGGTCTCCGGGTGGCTCATGATCGGGGTGCCGTCGGCCAGGCGGCCGTGCATGATCTGGTCCTTGACCCCAGCCGGTGCGCCATCCAGCAGCCCCAGGACCATGTTCTCGTTGGTCCGGTACTCGTTTCCCCAGGCGGCGCGCAGGGCGTCCTGGGCCTTGGCTGCGAGCTGCTTGTCCAGCTCGGCGCGCTGGGCAGTCTGGCGCTCTACCTCCTCGTAGTACCAGTCCACTGCCTGGCTGGCCTGCTGGGCTGTCATGTTGGCCCCATGGGCGCTTTTAAGGAATGCGTCGATGATGGGTCTGTCCTCCTCGCCGATCACCAGGCCGTCCTTCAGCTTGAGTTCGTACTTGTCCGGGGATTCCGGGATGCCGTTCTCGGTGCGCCAGGCCTTGACCTGTTCCTCGGTAGCATTGGGCGGGAGGGTGCTGCGCATTTCGCCGGCTGCAATCTTGTTCTGCAGCGCAATGTGGGCGTTCAGGGCGTCGGCCGGGGTAGCGTAGCGCTTCACCCGGGTGAGCAGCTTTTCGTCCACCTTGCCATCCTTGGTGGCAAATTCGGTAGCGATGCCGCGCCACGGGTCGTCACCGTAGGGGTTGGCCTTCTTCCAGGCCTCCTGGGCGCCGGTGTAGACCGTTTTCAGCTTGTCCTCTGGGAGGGCCTTCACGTAGTCTGGATCGGGGATAACCGTTTCCAGCCAGGTGCGCGCCTCGTCCGGTTTGAATTCAAGCGCTTCGCCGCCCCCACCGCCTCCGGCATCAGCTGGTTCCGGGCTGCGGTATTTCTGCATGACTGCTCGTGTTGCGTGGTACATGTTTCCTCCCCTCGGGTTGGTCGATTACTGCGGTTCGTGCGGGTCTGCGTTGGGCTCGCGGTCCTTCACCGCGCTGAGATTCATCTGGGACAGCTTCATGATCTGGTGGCCGACAAAGTGCCGGCCCAGGTGCACATGGGTGGCCTCGACGTCGCCGGGAACGTAGGGCCATTCCGGAATGCCGCAGGCGCTCTTGAGGATCCAGTCGATGGCGCGTTTTTGCTGGATCGGGTCGGCGGTGCCAGCCATCAGGGCCTTGATGGCGCTGGCGTCTGCCTTTTCCCAGTTGTTGGCTGCGCGCTGCAGCAGGGTCTGCTGTGGTGGTGCTTTGCGGCCTCTGGGCTGCTCGGTTGGCGGTGGGAGGGCCGGGTGTCGTGGGTTTCGGTCTGTGGTCATTTACGCCGGCACCCCTTCCGCCTGGGCCTGAATGGCCGGGGTCAGGTTCTTGACCACGTTCGATCCCTGCTCCATGGCTGCCAGGGTGGTCTGGGCGGCGGCAGCGGCCTCCTGCTGCTTCTTGATCTGCTCCACCGTCACTTCGCTGCGCACCCACTTGGCCTCGTAGCCGATGCCCATGAGGGCGTCCCGCAGGGACACCACCACATCTGGCAGGGCAGCGGCGCTCTGGTCCATTTGCACCGCGGTGGCGATGAGTTGCGCGCCCTCGAGGAACTTCTGGCCCTTCTGGGCCTCGATCGCGTCGTGCAGGGGGCTCTCAAACCGGAACTGCAGCTCGGCGCCCTGCAGGGATGGTGGCATGTCCTTGGGGTTGCCGAAACCGCCGGCCCGGCGCATCAGGTCGAAGGTCAGCTCGCACATGTCGCCGTTGTAGGTTTGCTCCATCGGTTCGAAGATGGGCATGGCGTCCCGGATGTACTGGGCGACGTACTGTCCTACCTCGTAGGCGGTCATTTCCGGCCTGCGCACGGGGAGGGTGAGCTGGGGCAGGTAGAAGCACTCGGCCAGCATCTGCCGACTGTCCTGCATCATTTCCAGGCCCAGGGGCATACCCTTGGCGTCGATGTTCATGGGCCGCAGGGCCTCGCCCAGGCGCTCGTCGTAGTCCCGGTCCACCCAGGTGGTGCCGCCGGCATAGATGGCCATGTCCGAGCGCACTGCATCGATCGTGGCGATCATGGGCGGGTTGGTGACCTTCTCGCCAGCTTCTAGCAAGGTATAAGCCATGGCCTGAATCAGCCGGGCCTCGGGCAGGCCGGCGACGGTGGCCGGGCTGAAGGCGTACTGGCTGCCACTGACCGTCTGCCAGCGGGGCACGATGTATTCCTTGTTGAAGCTGCACTTGGCCTCGATCTGGTGCTGGTTGGCGCAGTCGTACACGATGTGCACGTAGGGGTAGCGCTCGCGCTCTCCCTGCGCGATCTGGCGTTTGCTGGGCCTTGCGTTGCCGGTGATGGCGTCCCGCTCGTAGGTATCGATCTCGCCTGAATACATGTCGCTGGCAACAACCATGTGCATGCATTCGATTTCCTCGAACGGCTTGTTGGAGGTGAGAAGCCTTTTCACGTTGCCGTGCACCTTGTCGCCGAACATTTGGTCGAGGTCGCGCGCGTAGGGTTTCCATTTCCGGGCCACCATGTGGATGACCCCTTCCTCGTTCTCGGTCCACACGCAGTCTCGCAGGTGGTGGGTGCGGTACAGCAGGCCGTTGGCCAGCTTGTTCAGCCGGATGCTCATCACCAGCTGCCCAAAGCAGGCGAAGTCGTTGTCGCCCTCTTTCGTGGCCCTGGAGAACTGAGTCTTGCGGTCGTACATAGCTCGGCGCTGGGTCACCTCGGCCCACTGCAGCCAGCGCTTGGCCTCGTTGTCCTCGCGCGTGGTGTCCACCGGGGCCGGGTGGAACCAGGCCTTGGCGCTGGGCCTGAGCATGGTGGTGAGCTGGTCGGCCAGCTTGCGGCGCACAACCACCGGATAGCTGCTCATCAGGTTGGCCGCAAAGTCGGTGCCGAGGGTTCGCTGGTAGGTGAAGTCGGCGCGCTCGGGGTAGAAGTTGTCAGCCTGCTCCTGCCACAACGACAGGAGGGTCGATCGCTTCCCGAACAGCATGCCTGCCGTTTCGTTCAGTTCCTTGGAGTTCATCTAATCGCCCTCCTCGCCCTCTGGCGCTTCGCCCAGCATCATGTCGGTGATCTGCAGGTCCACGCTACGCTCGGGGTCGTCGCCGGGCTTAACGCCAGCTGCAGCGGTGACTTGGACGCGGGTGACGTGCACGGTGGCCATCAGCATCATGCAGCAGCCGGCCTCCGGCATTTCCTTGATTCCCAGCTTGTTCAGCTCGTCGGCACCCAGGTGCAGGCACAGGCCCCAGGGGTAGTCCGGTGCAATGCTGTCGACTGCGGCCGGCGCGCCCATGTCCTTGCGTTTGTCGTCTGCCGTGCGCTTCATGGATGCCATTTTCATGTCAGCCCCCGAGTGCGTCAGTTGAGCTGTCGGTCAGGATGGTGCTGGCCCGGCCCTGCCGGCGCATCATTTCGGCCAGGGATCGCTTCTTGGCATCCTTCTGGCCCTTGGGGTCTGGCATCGGGGTGGGCGGGGTCACGGTGGGCACTGCGGCGGTCACTCCGGTGTTGCCGCCTCCGAACATATCACTGATAAACGACATGGCTTTTCTCCTATCTTCTGCGGTTTGATCTGCCCATGACCACGGCCGGGCGTCTGCCCAGGCCGCGCTGGAACTGCTGATCTGCCTGCCACTGCTTGCCGTCGGTCAGGTAGGTGGCGCCTGCCGTCCAGGCCATGATGACAGCATCGCCCTCGTTTGTGGATCTCCCCAGTCGCTTGCAAACGTCCTCTTTCGACTCGGCCTTGATGGCGATGCCGTGCTGTCCTCGTACCGGCTCGAAGGTGGGGGCGGCCAGGTCGCCGATCAGGATGGGGCTGGGTGGCAGCATGATGGGCGATCCGCCGGGTTGGTCTGGGTCCAGGGCCTCCCGGAAGCGCCACAGGGCCTGGGTGCGCAGGTTGTAAAAGGCGCACTGGCCGTCCTTGGTGCGCTGCACGCTGGCCGCGGCACCCTTGTAGGCCACCACCGGCAGTTGCTGGTCGTGGCAGGCCTCGTAGATCGGCCCACCGTATCCACCGCCCATGTCCACGATGATGATGCAGCTCTGGCCGCGGCGGTGCATCACGATCATGCCGGCGCCGTATCGGCCAGGGCTGGTCTTGGGGATGTCTGAGCCTGGGATGGTGATCAGCCGGTCGAACCAGCCGTCGTACCGCGGCGCCAGCACCATTGGGTCGTTGCCACCGCCTGAGCAGTCCACGCCCATGGCGCACATCGGCACGCCGGCTGGCGGCCGTTCGGTCCACCGGTCCTGGGCGGCTCGGATCCAGTCGGTGGGGATGAGCTGGAATGCCTGGTCTTTCAGGCCCACGTCGAACCGGCCCTCGCGGTAGGCCTGGCGCAGCTCGATCGGCAGACTGTCCAGTTGGCGCTTGTAGTCGTCGGTGCGGGTCAGGTCCGGGTTGTCGGCCAGGGTGGAGCGGATGAAGGTGCGGCTCTTGGCCAGTAGCGGCTTGCCGTCCACGATATGTTCGCCTGGGCCGTCCACCTCGATGTCCTCGTCCCTGGGGCCGCGCACGTACCACCTGAGCTCGCCGCTCTTGGCTGGGTTGGGGTGGGTGGGGTCCAGCCATGCTGCCCACCGGCGCACCACCCACATGCCCTCGGGGCTGGTCGGCGGGTTGGTTGTGGCCACGATCCGGCAGCGCTGCCCTGGCTTGGTGGTGCGGGTCCAGGTGGTGATGAACAGGTACTGGCTCTCGGTGAAGTCGACCAGCTCATCGAATGCCTTCAGGTCGTGTGGGATCCCCTTGCGCTTTTGCTTGTCCTTCTCGAGCTGGCACCCACCGATGTCGATGATGCGGCCGTCGATCTTCCAGCCTTTCTGCTCGTTCTTGCCCACCCCGTGGCCGATGATCTCCTCGTAGCGGTCGAACAGCTTGTTGGCCTCGCCGTTCGTTCTGCGCAGCACCAGGCTGCGGTCGTGCTCCTCGAGGCTGAGGCCGATGATCAGGTCCGACTTGCCACCGCCGGCCTCTCCACCGTACAGCAGCTCGTCGGCCTCGCTGAAGTAGGCCTCAGTCTGGGGCCCTGGGTTGGGAATCCACCGGCGGTGCTTTGTCGCTGCCAGTGCGTCAGCGACAGCCTTCTCCATCTCCTTCGGGGGGAGCTTGGTCAGTACCTCGATGTATTCGTCCAGGGCGCCCATGGTTACCGCTTGCGCGCGGCCTTCTTTGTCGACTTTCTGGTTTTCGGCCAACGAGCGTTGATCATCGCCTCGGCCAATTTATCGATGGTTCCGGTCGGAGGTTTGCCTGCGTCAGCTGGCAGCACCTTGGCACCCGGGATCTGGCCTTGTGGTCCCAGTTCACCCAGCAGGATGGGTTGATTGGTTTTCGGTGCCAGCAGCTCCTTGAGGATCGGGCTCTGCTCGAGGATGCACGCGTCCACACCGCGTCCGTCCCGGTCACCGCCCCAGGTCTGCATGTGGTAGGTGAGGTCGTCCAGGGCGCCCCGCAGGAAGAATATCTCGTTTTGCGCGTTCTTCTCGTTCTGGGCGGCCATGGCCAGGCGCCCCTCCAGCTCGCGCTTGCGTGCCGTCATCTTGATGTGCCACCACTCGTTCTCGGCAAATCCATATACGGGCATGGGTCTGAGCAGGTCGCTCTCAGGAGGAACGATTATCTGGATGCCCAGGGTGGCAGCCAGGGTGCAGAAGAACTGGCAGCCGGCCCGTTGGTATCCATATTCCTCGGTGGCCGCCATGTCCACTCCCCACAGGCCGATCGCGTCAACTAGTGGCTCGTAGGCCAATCTGACGGCCGCGGCTTTTATGCTGTCTGGCGGGTTGGCTTTGAACAGCGCCTCGCGGTTGCGGCGCTCTTCCAGGATGTCCTCGATGGCACATGCCATCATGATGCTGATGCTGCTGGTGAGGAAGTAGGTGCCGTACTTCGCCTCGATGTCCTCGATCGGTAGGCGCTTGCCTTTCGGGGTGTCGGGTGGTGAACAATTCATCCAGAGTTTCACATGGTCAGGGAGCTGTCGCATCCACTGCACATACTCTGGGCTGAACCATGGCTTCTGGGTGTTGGGCAGGCCGACTATGCCGGGCTCCCAGCGGTGCAGTTCAAACCAGGCGCGCAGGCTCGCCAATGGCACCTGTGGGTACACGCCTGGTGAGCATCCGAAAAACTTCCATTCTGGGTTGCCGAACGGTGCCAGGCCTATGGATGATGGTGCGCTGCCAAGTATTCCAATCTTCAAGGGGTTCCCTCCTCCGGGAGTTGGTGGAAAAACGCCCGGCCAGGTTTCCCCAGCCGGGCTGATGGTTGAGGCTTCTGGTTACGTGGTGGCCTGGAATGCCACGCCGTTCACCGCGCTGGAGCTGATGGTAAGCGCCTGGTGCAGGGCTGTGGTGAGGCCCATCAGTTCTGCAGATCCACCGCCTGAGCTGCGGATCGCTGTTGCGCCCGTGGTGGCCAGGGAAGTGCCAGCGATGGCGCAGCCGGTGGCGCATTTTACGTACAGGGCGCTGTCGGTGCTGCTGAACATGATGGTCTTTTTCACGCCCGGGATCGGGGGTGACAGGGTGAACACCGGGGTACTGGCAGCCGAGGTGCCCACCAGCACGCTGATGCCGGCCGGTGCCATGGCCGTGCCCGTGCTCTCGTTGGTCGTCAGGCCCAGCCGGATGTCATCCGGGCCGACAAGGAATTCGGAATTGATGGCCGCACCACTTTGTGCGGCTGAGAACGGCTGCAGGCCGATGCGTCGGCCGTAAAGGCTGGTGAGGATGTTGTTACCGTAAGGCATGATGAATCTCCTTTATGTTTGCTCGCCTACTGGCTGCTGCGGAGGTACGGGAAAACGTCCCGTGGCGCCCTCATTCCTCATTTTTCGATCATCGAGGCCTCAGCTGCAGCGATCGCCGCGGCTTTCTCTCGAAGTGCTTTCGGTGATTCCCAGCCACCAGGCTGGAATTTTGGATCATCTGGAAAGATTCGGATAGCTTCCAGGGCCGCAGGCACATCGCCGAACAGGGTCATGTCGGCGTGGTATCCAGGCACCGGTGCGGTTTCCTGAACCTGGCCCATGGGGGTGTCGATCATCTTGCCGGTGGGTTCGTAGAGCTGGCCCCGCTCGAATAGCTCGTCGCCCTGATAGCGCTTCACGTATCCGTCTTTCCACATGCCAGCGGCTTCCAGCGCAGCAATCAGCGCCTCGCGGGTGTCTGCTTTCAAATAAATAACGTCATGGTTCATAGTGCCGCCGCCAGTGCGTCAGAAAGGCCATAACGGTAAGCCTTGATTGATGGAATCACCGCGAACGTCTGATTGGCGCTATTACCATCTGCTCCGGGCTGGAACGTCGTTCCAACTTGCGCGGCAGTGGTTGTGCTGTCGTTTGTTCCCTTCACGCCATCCACCCATATATCGCAGCCGTTCGTGCCGTCGAAACGCGCCGTGATCCGATAGGACGTATCGGCCACGTAGGTCAGCGCCTTTGTTGCGTCGTGGTTTACGCCTCCGATGCGCTTGCGGGCTATCATGTTCGTTCCATCGTGCAGGATCGCCGTGTAGTTGTTGGCATCTACATAGGTGCCCCACAGAAACACCGTGCCCTGCCCAGCCGCCGTTGGTGCCCACCGCAGCGCAATGGTCATCGCCGCGCTGTTCAGGATGCCGGCAGATGGCGCGGATAGAACGTCAGCATTCCTTGCCACGGCTGCTGTTGTTGTGGCTATAACCGAACTGTTGAATGCCGCTTCTTCGTGCATCACGTAGTCCACATCAATAGCATCGCCGCTTGTAACTATGCGGAATCCAATAATGGGATTGGCTGCCGTCGCAGCAGGAACGGCTACAAACGTATATGCAGCAGTGACTGTTACGGCAGTCCACGTCCCGCCGTTGTCCTGCGTCATGTTTATCGTTCCGGTTCCGGTACGACGCTTGATGTAGCACCCGGTTACTCGTTGCGCGGACCCGCGAGTAATTGATTGCAACACCGTCCCATTGCCTGCTGTGGCCGTGAGCGTAGATGAAGAATTAGCCGCACCATCAGCACCCGTTGCTGTTTTGGCTACTGTGACATTCGATGCCGTCCATGCAGCATTTGTTAGGTCGCGGTTCCACAGGCAGTGATTCGTCCTCGCCCCTTCATTCAGATACCCAATCGTCCCGCTGATCGCCACGCCCTGCGCCTCTGTCACTGTATTGGAGGCAACCGTATTACCGTTCTGATATGAAAAATATTTTGCGGCGTCTGCAAAATATCCATGGAAAGGACTGCTCAGTACGCCACGTGACACATCCTCCGGTGGGTTTTGATCGGCTTGTCCCGTAACGTCCACCAGCAAAGCGCCTGAGACATACACATTTGCTGAATTTCCGGCAGAGTTATTTGCGATCGCCACGTTTAGGTCGGTGGCTGTTGCCACAACAACCGCAGGCGACAGACGGATCGGC